GAAGTAATGGCCTATGGCATGAACATCTCAAAATGGACCTTTGCCGAAGAATATGCAAAAGATCGCGGATGGGAATTTCAAATATGGACAGAGGACAAACTCAAAGAACTTGGTATAAAAATATTAAAATGAAATAAATACTTATATGGCCAGACTAATATTTCAAAAAACCCTCAAGACTGCATCCGAGAAGGGAATTATCCCAGAATCTTCTCGCAAGGCCATAAGGTGGTTCAGGCGCAAGGCCAGAGGCATAAGAACAACTCCGCGCGATGTGATATCCGAACAAGAACGCTGGAAAAGAATCTCCCTCAAGCGACAACTGCTAGGAAATATGTATTTTTTTATATACGATCCTGTAGGAAAGGATACATTGCCATACTGGGATACATTTCCTATTGTTATTCCTATCGAACTCACAAACGATGGCTTTATAGGTCTTAATTTTCATTATCTGGATTGGCGATTTCGCGCAATTCTCATGGATCGTCTCCATGAGTTAGACCGGGTCGAGCCAGACCTCATGGATAAATCAAAACAATCACAGGCAGGCAAGCTAGACTGGAGAAAGATTCGTTATAATCGGCTATCTAGCCTAACTCGGTATAAATACTTTAGACCTTGCCTTAAACGATATAAGTTTAACAACATAAAGTCAAGGCTGATACAAGTAGAGAAATCAGAATGGGATATTGCATTATTTTTACCATTAGAGAAATTTCAAAATCGTTCGGGGCGCTCGCCCGGACTAAGCAAAATATGGAACGATAGTAGAGATGCCTTTTAATATCAACGGATTTAAGTCCGAAATAAATAAACAGGGTGGCTTGGCCACACCTAATAAATTTCGTATGCTCATTACGGGCGGAATTTTAAATTCTAGCAAAGCAAGAGCCATTGCCATGCTAATAAACCAGGCCAATATTCCAGGACGAGCCTTGGCCACAAATGATATTCGCACCTATGGCCCAATCAGAAAAGCGCCATATAACAGCGTCTATGATGATCTTCAGATTTCAGTTTTTTGCACGAACGATGGCTTATTTCCTAGAGACCTTTTTGAAGAATGGCAGAATTCAATTGTCAAAACCACGACAGGACAACTCAATTATTTCGATCAATATGTGGCAGACCTTGAAGTAGAACAATATGATGAAAATCAAAAAATAATTTTTTCCTGTAAATTTATTGATGCCTATCCAGTAATTGTGTCGCCTTTAGGATTAGATTGGAGCGCAACAAATCAAGTCCAAAACCTGAGTGTAACTTTTGCATATAGAAAATGGCAGATAGATCCTCTTCCTCTTTCTCCCTTTGGAAACAATTTGGCTATCAATGGTCTCTATCCCAATGTTGATTTTGGAGGATCAATTGATGATTTTGGAATTTCTGTACTGAGCCGAGCAGACGGACAATTCTTCTCTGGCATTAAAAAAGCCGGAAACTTACTCGGAAATATTTTTTAATTATAATGGAGTAATATAAATTATGGCATTACCTAAAATAGATGTACCTATATACGACCTAGAACTACCTTCGACAGGACAGAAAATTCAATTCAGACCATTCTTAGTAAAAGAAGAAAAAATTCTATTAATGGCCCTAGAAAGCAACGAGGATAAAGATAGAACATTAGCCATTAGGCAAATCTTAAACAACTGTTGTCTGACCGAGGGAATTGACATAGACGAATTGGCGTCCTTTGACATAGAATATTATTTTATTCAACTCAGAGCCAGATCGTCTGGAGAAAATATTGACTTGATATACACCTGCGAAACAGAAGGGTGCAAGAAGACAACACCATTTCAAGTGGATTTAAATAAAATTGAAATTACTAAGTCTAAAAACAAAAGCAACAAAATTGAATTAACCGATGATATTGGCGTTGTTCTACAATACCCTACACTAGAAACTATCAATAGTCTAATAGGCGAAGAAAATGAACTTGAAACTGCCTTTAAGATGGTTTCAGAATGTATCGAATATATCTATGACGCCGAAGAGGTCTATAATAAAAAGGATACAGAACCAGACGAAATGCTGACTTGGGTTGAAAACTTATCACAAGAAAATTTCATAAAGGTTCGTGACTTTTTTGAAAATATGCCCAAGATTAAATATACAACCAAGATTAAATGTGGCAAATGTAAAAAGACGCACAAAATAGAAATTGAAGGGCTACAAAGTTTTTTTATATAGGGCTCAGCAGAGAAAGTTTGACAGGGCATTATCAAAATAATTTTGCTCTAATGCAACATCACAAATATAGCTTGGCTGAGCTAGAAGCTATGGTACCGTTTGAGCGAGAAATTTATATTTCATTACTCTTGCAATGGATTGCAGAAGAGAATGAAAAAGCCCAACAACAGGAGTTAGGAAGAAAATAAGATGTTTGGACTTTTAGGAGGACTATTAAGAGGCGCCGCCGCGGGATCCGTCGGTGCGTCTATAGGTGCCGGCCGAGCTGCTAAAAGGGCTGCAAGTCAGATTGCCTCTCCAATTACTCAACCAATTCGTCAATTTGCGTCGGCCGCCACAAGCCCTATACAAACTCTGGCTTCAATGAGTCCTATAGGTGGCGCAGCCTATGATGTTGCACAATCTACTGGAAGCGGGTTTTCACAATCCTTTTCTTCTGCACTAAGTAAAGGTACAGGAAAAGAACCTTTGGTTCGCGTATTCGGGTTTGAAGCTCTTTTGGCTTTTATGAGAGGCCAACAAGAGTCAGATGAATCCCGAGCAAAGGCAGAACAACAAAGAGTAAGAGCAGAGGCACGAAACAGACTAGCAGGCATTGAAGCTCAACGTGAAGCTGCCCGTGCGGCGCGTGGTGTGGGTCCAGTATCCGCAGCCCCAGGAACGGGCATTCCGAGGGAACGTGAATTTAAACTCGGGGGAATACTCAAATGGGCTGCAATCGGAGCGGCACTTATTGCTGGACTAAAAGCATATTTTGGAAGTAAGGATGCCCAGGATGCTGTATCAAGTCTGGCCAAAACTATAGTTGCACCTTTATTGGGCGCAATAAGCTCTACGGCATCTACAATTTTCAGTACACTTTTATCTGAACTCGATCCTTCTAAATGGTTAGATTGGTGGAATAACGACGATCCTTCCGATTCTTCAGTCGAAGGTCGCTCAGGATTCCGGGCAGGGCTCGTGGCCAGTATGGCCGCAAAATATGGCGTAACGCCTGCGTCAAAAATAGTTCAAGGCGTGACGAGTGGTGCATCAAAATTGGCGGGTGGTGCATCAAAATTGGCGGGTATGGGTGCGACTCCGCCGGCTCCCACGCCGGCCCCCACGCCGCGGGTCACCACCGGCGCAAACGTCGGGGGTCGACCCGGGACCCCGTTTACGCGACCGCCGGCGCCGGTCGCCCCGGTCGCCCCGACCGGGCGTGGCGCATTAACTAAAGCAAGAATAAGGAAAATTTTATCGGGTGGCGCACAGAAACTAGCAACCATTTCTAAGGGAACAGGCCAAGCCAGCAGACTCGCAGGAGGAGTAGCCAAATACGCAAAAATATTCGGTCGATTTGCGCCGCTTCTTGGTGTGGGAGCAGAGGCCGGGGTAGTTGCAATGGAATTATCACAATTTCAAGCAATGGTTGATGCAGGTGAGGCTAGTCAAGAAGAATATGAACAATTTAGAAAACATCGAACCCTGCAAGCCGCCGGGTCAATTAGTGGAGGCGCACTAGGAGCACTCGCCGGGGGTGCAATTGCAGGCCTTGCCTCGTTCGGCCTAGCGGCCCCGCTCGGCGCAATGGGGGGAGCTGTTCTTGGGAGTTTAGTCGTAGAAAACATTATTGGCCGCCTGAGTCCAGAAACCGGAGCAGGTTTGTATGATGCGATTGCATCTGTACTATCAACTAAATCACCAGAAGAAATTAAGAATGCGATGAAGAAGCCGCCGTCCACTGATGATACAGATTCCCAAAAGAAAGCGTCAGTAAGCCGAAGCACCCGTAGCGGTCGCGGCCGCGACCGTCGCGGCGGCCGCGGTCAAAGTCCCACGCCAGATTCACCAACGGCACCAACGGCAACAATGACACCGGCGGCACTAGTAGCAGCCACACCGCCAGATTCACCAACGGCACCGACGGCACCGATGTCAACGGCGGCACCGATGTCAACGGCGGCACTAGTAGCAGCCACACCGCCAGGTTCATCAACGGCACCGACGGCAACAATGACACCGGCGGCACTAGTAGCAGCCACACCGCCAGGTTCATCAACGGCACCGACGCATCGCACAGGTGGCCATCTAGGACATATGGCCAGAAAAAGAGCAGAAAAGGCAAAAAAAGCCAAAGGATTTAATTGGACCGTATCACCAGATACGTTCGCAGCCCAAGCAAGAAACGAAATTCTACCTAATATAATTGCCGGCGCAGGAGAATCTAGCCAAATGAAGCAACTCTTTATTAATCTTGCTGGTAGCGGAACGGACTCGGGTCAAGGAGATGGTAGCCTTATTGTAGGAAACTTAGATCAGAGCCAGCACGCCCACACAAATCCAACAACAGTTATACAACCATTACCTGTCCATGCAATCGGTACATCCACAATTCTTGGATTATCGAATTATGGATTAATCCCAACATAAAGGAAGGGGAGAGCCTCGAAAGACCCTCCCCTTCGGTCTAATGAGGGAGAGAGTTTTAACACTCCCCGCGTACGGCCGATCCTCGGGTAGCTTGCTCCCTCCCTCAGTCTAAAGACTCATAGGGAAATCCTATAAGTCTTCTTCGCTGCTACGCCTCGTCGGCGAGCTTGCTAAAGTATGACAGATCACTCTCATCTTCCACATCTCCAGCGTCGGCCTCGGCGGTCGGAAGCGAACGCTCCGATTGTATGCTACGCTGAGGCGCGGGGGAATCAACAGCAGCAGCATCGTCTGCCCTAAGACCAAGAACCATAGTCATACGAGTAGCCAACTCTTCATATGTCTTGAAGTGCTTAGGCTCAAGAAACTCTTGAAGCGAATACTCTTGATTCCAAATTTTCTCCATCTCTGCATCATCTTCAGAAAGCGGAGAAGGAGAACTAAATTCCGACTTATCATAATTACGAAAATCGTTCACCTGGCGCGCTCGCAACTTGAAATTAGCCCCCTCCCAAAGATCAAATGGATTCACCGGAGTCTCGTCATCAAACTCAGGGTCTATCGAATCATTGACCTTATCAAAAATCTTCTTGCCGAACTTGAACAAGAAAGTTTTACCTTCATTATCAGGATTGGCTGAATCGCTCACCACCAGAATATTGGCATAATAAGAAAGCCGTCGTTTCTGCTTTCGAGCAATATCCTTGTTTGACTCAATACCAGAATTCCACAGCTTTGAGTTATGCTCAGAAACCGGATCCTTCTTCCCAAGAGTCGTCAAAGAATTTTCAATGTACCAGCCACCAGGACCTTTAAACCCATGATCCCAAGTTCGGACCCACGGAATATCCTCGCCCTGCGGAGCTGGAAGAAAACGAATAACTGCCGAACCGTTACCGGCCTTATCAACAGTCAGCTTCCAAAAACGGTCGTCTGCACCATTGCCGTTATTGCTCTTGTTAGTGGTACTCAACTTTTCAATCTCTTCGGTGAGTTTAGAAAATCCTGTCTTTCGTGCCTTTTTTAGTGTTGCAAATGACATTTTGTATTATACCTCGTATATTTCGTTGTATTGTTGTATCGTATATCAACTACGCAACGTGCATAGTATCAATAATATATAGCATAATTATTCAGTACCATCAGAGATTTTTTCGACAGAATCTAAAATGGAATCTAACCGCTCAATAAAATCCTTGACAAGAGCCTGGGTAGACTCAACCTCTGTTAATGTTTCGGTAATTAATCCCCGAAGCATCTGATTCTCTTCCAACAACTCCTTCCGAGAGTCTGTCGAATTCCAAAATCTTGATAATTTCATTCCTCTATTCCTTCCATTGATTTGCTTTCCGAGTTTCTGGGAGCATACACCTTTAGTAGTGCCCGACGAAACTTCACATCAAGTGCCTCTGAATCAAATGTCACAAAGGGGCGATACCGTTGGCAAAACATATAGGTGTCAGGCCAAATAATAGTGTCGTCAATTTCTTTGTTCCACCTATCAAAGCACCCCATAAGTATATCAAATCCTATCAAAGTTTCAATAGCAATTGTAGAATTGGTATACAAATCTAGCAGAAATGGATGCTGCCCGTCATTGCATTTTAACAGAGACGAAAGGTCACCTTCTGAATGAGCCTCTTCAATTCTGGCCACATCTTGTATAAGATTATAAGTCAAAGATTCTTGGTGGTTCTTCCATCCACTATATACAGACTCAGC